GGGGTCTTCGTTTAGAAGTGCTGCAAGTAGTTCTTCTCTTCTTTGTTAATAACCTCCGAAGATCAAATTAACCTGAAGATTGTTTTAGTAATCTAGAGGTGATTGGTGTTAGGAAGCTTCGACTGTTTTGTAAGAGGCGAAACCTAAAGATTGCTAATTGGCTATTCCCTCGAAGTGTTTTATTGTTTCATACGACACTGACATGTTTGCCGCCATGTTTTATATGGCAACTACGACTGTGTGATCTTACTAAAAACTGTTGATAACAATTCCTCTCACGTTAGTAGTACCTTAATTGGTGTTGCCTAATTAAGATGACGGAACCAAGGTGAAAACTCCTGCAATGTCGCAGTAAAACCAAACAACGTCTTGATAACCTAATATTTCAAAAAATGATGGGTTGTATTGTTAACCGCTCGCATCCATTAGGTCGAAGCAATAATCACTGTGAGGTCTGAGGTTAACTTGGGTAACAAATCCTGTTCTTCCTCTCAGAGTTTAATTATCTGTTTGAGCTAAGAAATGTCTTTGTCTGTCTGCTTAGGGCTTGGCCAAGTTTCTGCTGAAAGCCGCTGTTTCATCACACGGTATACCATCTTGACCGTAGATGATGTCCAAAGTTCCTGATTCGACTTGCGCTATTGAAGTTTTCATCACTCTTAAACTAGCCGCGACTGGGCAAGCTTTAGTGTAATATTGATTCACAGAGGGTGCGGTTGTGTGGATCAATTATCTGAAAGCTGCTACGTTTTGAGTCGCTAAAGGAATGATAATTGGTTGGAAAATTTCCACTCTATTAAAAACAACACTAGGGTTTCCTTGAGCAGGAACGTTGTTCAAGAAACTTTAAACGTTGCCCTGGTCAGTCATGACTAAAAAGTCGTTTCCGTTTGAGATCATCATATTGAAAAAAGCTAATTAATTGGAAGAGCCTGAGTCTATGTTTTTGAACTCATTATAAGCTACCAACTCTTTAGGGATTCTTCTTGGAATTCTTACTCCGTTCACATCTGGATGGAATGGGTCTAATAAACCTTAGACATATTATCTTTCAGTGTTGGATGTGATTTAATTAAGAATTAAAGCTAAGTTTTATCTTAATTTATGCGGGTAGAACTGGAGAAGGTCAGGTCTCAAATTGACTTAACCTTAATAGGCTGCTATTTCATCATCCATTTATTCCATTGACTGATTCTGTTGTCTAATCATTTATTGATTTCTTTGTATTTCTTCTTTCAAACCTTGAATCTTTCTTTGATATTCACCTACTGTGTCAGGGATTGCGTAAGCTCGTTTAGTTTGGGTTTTAACAGCTTTATCTCTATCCTCATTATTTATGGTGAAGTTTAGCTTCACTTTCAATAGATGATCTGAGTAGCCCGCAAACTCTGTCGAGTCTTTAAACTTGGCAGCAGCCTGATCCAGTAAAGGAGGATAACCGCTAGAAGTGAAATTTTTGGATGAGTAGTCGGTTTCGTATCTTCTATTAGCTACAGAATAATTCACACCCAGTTTTTGGTTATGTGCATTGAAAGGTTTTAGATCTTCTCTGGCCTTATTTCTATTGGCTTTGGCTAGATCTTTGTAGACGTCTTTATCAACAGCGACTACAATTCCCAGTTTGGCTAATTCTCCTAGTTGGGATTCTAGGTAATCTTTCTCTGATTTAGTTATCCAAACAATAACAGGGATGTTGCAAACTTTGCCATTCGTTGCTTTATTGTAAAGCTCAGTACTGGCTAAGAAACCGCTGGTTAACCCTTATTAGTCAGGGAGTGCTGTGAAAGCTCTGACGGCTTTCTTCATTTCTTCTACGGACATTTGAGATTTAATTTTATTTTAATATAATAAGTATAAATAGTCATTGGATGTGGAGGGGGTTTCTTCAGTTTATCGTTATTCGCTTCGTTGGTAGGTTTCGTTATTCTTCATACCTATGGGGTAAGCTTATAAAGTTCTATTATGATTAGCCCAGTCTTTTCTAAGACTTGGTTTCTTCTCTTTAAGTTAATAAGCTTAGGTTAATGCGGGGTAATGTTCCGGTTCTAAAACTAAGAATCTGATTTATTGTTTTTCGAGATCATTCGAACATTCCTTTAATTTGTCTTCTATCTCATTCGAAAGGTTGAGGAGTTCTTCATTGCATTTTCT